ATATTATAAATGTATTTATAAAGGTATATATTTATAAAGGTATATATTTATAAAGGTATATATTTATAATAATGGTATCAAATATAATATAGAGTATATAATATATTCATAATATAGCATATAATATATTCATAATATAGCATATAATATAGAGTATATAATATATTCATAATATAGCATATAATATAGAGTATAATATCGTAATTTTAGCCATATTATATTTGATTATAAAAAATAATATAGTAAAAGATATGTCGCCCCAAACGAAAACGCCTCAAAGTGTAGCAAAGAGCTCAAAACGCCCAAATAAACCAAGTAAGCGAAGTAAGCCTACAAATTTATTTGAGTATCAGACCCCAGAAAATACGCCTAAGAAGATGCCCCCGGCTTCAAGAGGTCGAGCGCTATCTACTCCAATAGAATTGGATGCCAGCTGCTATGTTTCACCACTTGGTCGTTTTTCTAGTGTCGCAACAAGACTCCCAGCTAAAAAGTGCCCACCTCCTCCAAAAAAGAAAACTAGGTATTCTGTATAATATATATTATATATTATATATTCTGTAATGTGTAATATGTATAATATATTATATATTATGCATAATATATTATGTATAATATGTAATATGTATAATATATTATGCATAATATATTATGTATAATATTATATATTATACACTTTTTTTTTAATAATGAAGTTATGCATATCAATTATAATATTAATAATAATAATTCTATTAATTGTTATTGTATGTTATAATTATTGCAATACTACTAACACAACTAATAAAAATAATTTTTATGGCTCATCTGTAATAAATAGCAATATATGTACAACAAATGAAATTACCAAATTAAAAGTAAATTATGTTACATCAAATGGAAATATGTGCGCCTCTAATAATACAAATTGCGCTAATGTTACAAGTATATATTGCACAGCATTACCAAATAAAAAGATTATTGCAAATATTACTAGTATGGTTAATATATCAAAAAATGCAAGCACCCGTGATATAGCATCAAAAACACGGTATAAATTATGCCCATTAGGGTTTCATTTACAATCTAAAAGCGCCCCACATCATATTAAACGTTGGACATGTTCGCCTAATAACTTATCCACGATCGCAACAAGGGCCGACCAATTATATCAAAGGAGCATTTTGCAATAAATACAAGACCATATTTGAATATTTTTTTTTTGATAAGTAACCTTAGACCATGCCGAGACGTAGTTTATTTGAGCTATTAAATATGCTTTCACCGGAATTGCAAGTGGTGCTTCTTGCAATCATATTAAATTATTATAGCAATCTAGTAGAGTTAGACGCATTTTTACCTACAGAGCTGTCACAAAGAGGCGACCTACTTACGGCGCTTGATGCTATATTAGATCGGCATATTGATGAATATTACGGCGATGAATTTATTCTTTCGGATCTAGTCAATGAATTTCTAATGCAGCAACCATCTATCCCCCCCGAGACATCACCAATTGTTGCAATGATTCGGCTTTTTTACTCAAGTCCATGTTTCAGTCATATGGACTTGTCGTATGAGGGTATTATACGCATTAGAAATGACGCTATTAGCAGAGCTGCGCGAGAGCGCGATGAACTAGAGCAAGATACAATTGATCCGTTAGCAGAAGATATGCCCAACGATGTAATAATTAATGGGCTTCCTTTGCAGTAAGAGCCCTAGCATTTTATGCTCTTAATGAAATTTTATAGAGTCGCTCGGGCGCCATAAGATATTGATTATGCCCATGTAGGCTCTTTTTGTTTACAAGCGACTGGTGCGTGATATGAGTTAGCTCATCAAAATATTTGTTAATCTCTTGTTTTTTTGCATTTTTTAGAGCCTTATAATGAATCCAACTTGTTGCCTCACATGTGCAATCAAAACACCGATCATATCCAACTACTTTATTTAATTCTTCACAAATGCGCCCATTGCAATCTTTTGGTAGCTCATATGTTGCCCATGCCCTTTCCATAATATTATGATATGCGCAGGAATTTTGATATTTAACCACATCAAATTCCATTATATTATAGTCATATATGTCGCCTTTAATATTATTTTCATAACTTCCATTATGAATATCAATTGCATCAATAATTAATCGGCATTCAGTGGAATTTTTAGGGGGCCACATTTGCCATAGGATTTGACCTCTGATATATTTATATGATTGATGCTTTATATTTGGATCTAAATAGGGAGGCCTAAATTTAAGAGATGCCCCTAATTTTGGATTAATAATAATTGTCCACTTTTCTTGCATTTTCATATCAAATTCTACTTGAGACTCAAATGTGCTTCGTGTATCGGCTGATAGCCTTATATCACTAATAAATATGTCGCATTTATTGCGCCACTTATTTGCCGTTTCATCTGTAAAAAATTCATTGTATAAATATACTTTTTTTTCGGCATGTATTGAATTCATCTCTACTAATTTATTACAAAATGGCGCGGGGTCATATAAATGCCATATTGTATTTGGAAATAATTTAAATAATAAAGGCAAATGAAAGCCCGCGGCTGCCCCAACATAAACAATGATGGCTTTATTATTTACATCAGGGAGAAAACGGGTTAATAATTGTAGTTCAGCCATAAACAATTTTCTTTGACCTAAATGGCAATATATATAATTATGCGCCAATTTATCTTTATCACCCCTATATACCATTACATTTTTCAAATCATTCCATATTGATGAAAATTTACTTATTTTAGATGATATATTTAATATAATTTTTTCTTCATCTTTGTTATATACTTTTTTAAATTTAGTATTTAATAATTGGGTTGCTATTTTTAAACTATGTGCAATATGCCCATTAAAATTTCCATTTATTTTAAAATCATGCAATTTTAATGCCGCAATTGGCGTAGGGTCAAGAGACGGGTCAAGAGTTGGATCAAGAGTAAATTCGTCATATTTATTTGCATATTCTTTTAATCTTTGTATATATTCTTTTTTTTGATAAATATCAATATTTGCATATTTTCCTATATTTTGTATATGTGATATTGTTTTTATTCTAATGGCGGGCAATAATTTTGAATATCTCCCATGATAATTCATTTTATTTATAATGGCAACTAATGGCTCTAATTTATAACTAAATTGATTCATCAAATTAGATGCAGTTTGCTGATGATGAATATTTAATTTAACATAATTAGATACTGTTATAAATTCGCATACACAGTCAAAACAATTACAAAACCCATTTATTTTGTGTTCTTTTTCATTATAATTTATTGGTATTTTATAATAACCCCAAGGTCTATAATATCTATTGTGCATTGCATATGCATTTTGCAATATAGATAAATATATAGTCATATTTGTATTATTTTTTATTTCGGCGCTTTCTATTACTAATGTGCCATCAGTTGACGTTGACGGAGACCATGGCAGCCATAGTATTTTTCCTCTTGGAATTTCAATATTTTGCATAGAGGATGGCTCTACTTGAGGGGCTTTAAATTTTATACCGGCGCCCATTTTTGGCTTAATATTTCTCATTATTTCTATATTAAACATTACATCATCCAACATCATTTTATTTACCCTTTCTTGAAGAGGGGCTTCTTCTTTTTTTAATGAAATGGTTGTGCTTTGAATTGGTCGACGAAAATCCGACATAAATACATCTACTTTATCAATATATTGATTTGATTCTTCTAAATCCATTTTTTTTTTATACACAAATACTGAGCTATTATTATCAATCTCATATGAAAGTTCTAATTCTTCATAAATGTGCCATACATACGAGGGGAATAAATCTATCAATATTGGTAAAAATACACTATTTGCTGCGCCAATATATAATATTACGGAATTGGGTTTATAAAATCTAGTTAATATTTGCAATCTATTAATAAAAAATTTACGAAAATAACAATGAATTAACAAAAAATTTTCAGGGTAATATGGTTTTAATCTATTATATGGTCTTGAATAATAATATTGATAATTAGTTTTATTAGATTCAATTGTTTCAATATTTTTATTTTCAATATTTGAAAAGTCAATTAAATCATTCCAAATATTACAATCTAATTCATTTTTACATATATTTAAAATAATGTGCTTTTCATTTTCATTATATAAATCTTTAAATTCATCATTTAATAATTCTTTTGCCGCTTTTATATTTTTCTCCCATACATTTGGATAATTATTATCTATATTGCTTGTATACCCCCCCCCAGCAATATGGCATACATTAGTATGAAATCCATATAAATTTAAAAAAATACAAATAAATGCACATATAATTATTAATATAAAAACCAATATAATCATTTTATACATTTTATATAGTATACATTATATATTTTATATTTTATATTTTTTATATTTGAAAGCTATATCATACAAAGAAAATACCATGGCCGCGCTTGTACCACTAAAAGAAGGGCAAATTTCACATTATTACGGCCATAGTCATGTTTCTAATACGCATGGAATCCCAACAATTCCTCCTGAAGGGCATTTTTACATTTTAATTAATTCATCGTCTGGAGAGAATACAGAAGATGAGTTAACTCGCTTAAAAGGTGCCGCAAGAGGAAATGAATGGGATTTTGACTGCAATACTGGCTCAGAATTTCTTCGTCTGTATATTACTATGGGCGGTGAGTTATTTAAAGAGCTAGATATAAGCGAGGCTGCTAAATTGCAATATGTTGCCAATGGAGGAGAAATTGACCCAGACGAATTATCTGGATTGCACTTAAAAACGGATGTAGTGCTCCAGGGCGTGTTGAGCCAACTTGGATCTACCAAATTTTATGAAAAAGAGAGTGGTTGGTTTGCTGGTGTTGGTGAGTTGCATATGTATCCAAATAAATACAAGAAATATTATCAGATTAATGAATATGATGGAATTGAGTCCATTGAAATTAATTATGATTTGCAGCAATCGGACGAAAAATATGCAGCAATTGAGAGTATCCTTTACTCGATGGGGCTAACTCCAGAGGAACAAATTGCCCAATTAAAGGAATTAATTCCTCGCCCATAAAAGCAATTATCAAAGGCTATATTATATAATCTTTTTTTTATTGTATATTTGAAAGTTATTAGATCATACAAAACTTCTTTAAAATACAATGAATGCAATGAATGCAAGAAAAAGAAAATTTGAACAATTTATTGATGAGATAAAATCTGAAAAAATAAAATTTGAACCCCTAACATTTGAGCAAATAGAAAAATTGAAAAAAGCCGATGTAAATAAAGTTGGAGAATCTCTAAAAAGGTGTAAAACCATATTAATTGGGACAAAAATAAAATTGGCTCCTAGTTATATAATAGAAGGCATAAGAAAAGACTTAGAAAAGATAAAAACTATCTTTTATGAAAAAGCATCGGAGGCAGATGTGTCACCAACTCAAGTAGCTGAACTCACAGAATTATCTGCATCATATGTATATGCGAGTTCCAAGGCACCCGAGCAATCGGAGCCACCCACACCTGGTCATATAACTGACCGCAAAAAAATACATCTGCAAATGCTATTGCATGCGACATCATGTTGCGATAGCTCATGTCATATCAATTGCAAAAAAATGAAAGATTTGTTAGCGCATAATGATACCTGTTCTATAGATAATTGCAAATACTGCGTTGGTATTAAAAATATGCTAAAAATGCATTCTGATCTCTGCGTTCTTGACAAATGCAGCGTTAAAGGCTGCCATAGAAGAAATACTTAATCATTATTTTTTTGTATTAAAATAATATAAGCAATATTATTATAACAATGTGTGGTATATTATCAATATTGAGTTTATCTGAGCCATTAGAAATAACCGAGGCAATTATAGATGGATTTGAATTGGGCTCTAATAGAGGCCCCGAAAACTCTACATTAATTAATGTGCAAGATAATATATTATTTGGATTTCATAGATTGGCAATAAATGGTTTAAATATCGAATCAAATCAGCCTTTTGTTATAAACAATATTTATTTAATTTGCAATGGGGAAATTTATAACTATAGGCTATTATATGATATGATGCCTGACATATTTTCACAAACTGATTCCGATTGTGAAATTATTATTTATTTATATATAAAATATGGCTTTGAACATATGTTAAGAATGTTAGATGGCGTATTTGCAATTGTATTATATGATAAAAATATAAATAAAATGTTTATAGCAAGAGATTATTATGGCGTTCGCCCATTATATTATGTCCATAATACAAATTATTTAAATAATGGGAATATATTGCAAATAATGGCATTTGCCTCAGAAATAAAAGTATTAAATAATTTTTCTAATGAAGTTGATTTAATTAGACATTTTCCGCCATCATCATATATGTGCATAGATGTTAAAATGTTTCATGTCATTAAATATTATAATAGGCCAAATTCTACATTTATATATCCATTATTAATGGGCACTATTATAGATAATAAATCAGCAATATCACCAACGCTACAAGGAATTAATTATTATTTAACTCAGGCCGTATATAAGCGATGCGCTGCAACTGAGCGCCCTATTGCGTGTTTATTATCTGGGGGGCTGGATAGTAGTTTAATTGCTGCATTGGTTGTTAATTATTATAAAACAAACTTGAGGGAGCCAAAAATAATAGAAACTTATAGTATTGGCCTTCTAGATTCAGAAGACATAAAATATGCTCGAATGGTTGCCGCTTATTTAGGGACAAACCACACTGAGATAATATTGTCTGAGGCGGATTTTATAAATGCAATTCCTGAAGTTATATGCGCAATTGAAAGTTATGATACTACAACGGTTCGCGCCAGCATTGGAAATTATAAATTAGGCGAATATATATCTAAACATAGCGAGGCAAAAGTAATATTTAATGGAGATGGCTCTGATGAGTTGTGCGGTGGTTATTTATATATGGAAAATTGCCCTGATTGTATAGAATTTGATAAAGAAACGAATCGGTTATTAGATGAAATTTATATGTTTGATGTCCTTCGCTCCGATAAATGTATTTCAAGCCATGGCTTAGAGCCAAGAACGCCATTTTTAGATAAAAGCTGGACTCAATTTTATTTATCAATTCCTGCAAATTTAAGGATGCCAAATGTAGGTGAATGCACAAAATATTTGCTCAGGTGCGCATTTTATACAAAAGAGCAAAAAATATTACCTGATGAAATATTATGGCGAAAAAAAGAAGCATTTAGTGATGGGGTATCTTTATCAAAATCATTATTTGAAATTATACAAGAAAGTGATGCCATATCCTCAATTATTGAAGGGAATACCCCATTAGATAAAGAAAAAATATATTATAAAGCGGTATTTGATACCTATTATCCAAATAGTGATATCTTGCCGCACTTATGGATGCCTAAATATACAGACGCAACAGATGCAAGTGCGAGAACTCTTGCGCATTATAGAGTTTAATTATTGCACCATAGAGGAGGCTACTCTTCAGTTTTGGCGGCGTCAGTTTTGGCCTCGCCATCTCTAAATCGTTCAACAAGAAGAGCAAATGCTCCAGTTCCAATATCTCTGTCATACAATGATGCATCAACAGTGTCTTCAGAAAAGGTACCCAATCTCCATAACTTACCTGCTAAGTAGTCAACTCCTCCAAATGGATGGTTTAATACCCCTTTATTAATTGCTTCATCGGTTAAAGTCGGCTTAGGCGCACTTGGTTCTACTCTAAAAAACGCTGCATATGTAGTGTTTTTCCACACAAAATATGCTAATTTTTGCTTATTAAGCCCGCTAATACTTACAAAAGTGCTCATGATGTATTGCTTTTTCTATATATATATTTATATTCAAATATAATATATATTGATTTAAATATAATATATATTTTTTTTATTAAAAATCGATGAAATCAAGCCGAGTAGTACATCTTCCTTGGAAAATTCAATAATATTGAATTTTCCATTATTGTTACCGTATGTTGGGATTGGTTTCCAGAATGGGCTGATACACCAAAACGACAAGAAAGGTATGCAAAATTTAGAGGAAAAAAAGTACATTTATTGGTTGGAAATGTTGATAAACTGATTAAACCAACATCAACAGAGGGGGACCAATGGAGTGGAAAAATATTAATGACGGAAAAATTGACCGTAGGGCAATTTGTTCCAATTCGGCAATTAAACAACTAGAGTCCAGTATGAAATCTGAACATGCAAATATATATCAATATAAAATTGCTCAACTTACAATACTAAAAATGCTGAGTAATAAATTTACAATTTAAAATATAAATTATAATAAATTATTTATAATATACAATATAATAAATAATTTATAATATAATATAATTTATAATAAATAATTTATTTTAATATAATGAAAAAAGGAGGCGGTGATCATCACAAATATGATAAAATTAAAGAAGAAAATGAAGAGGGTGATGAAAAAGATGATGATCTATATAATATATATGAATGCTCAGAAGAAGAAAAAAAAGAAAAAAAGAAAAAGGAAAAAAAGAAAAA